AGGATATCGCCTGTCGTGGACGGCCTTTCACCGTCTTGGTTTTCAATCCCAAGAAAAATTTGTACTGTTCTTGGGAGGGTGGATAACCGTTAGCTTGCGCTGGATGGGGTTCCCATTCCCCTACCNTTGTCAATTTACTGTTNTTCTTCAGNGGNGGNTTTNCACCTCCAAGCGTTTTACCCTTCCGGGGAGACNTGANNANGACTAGTNNGTCTCANTNACTAGNCNTCAATTTTACCTTCTGTTTTNTTCAGAGTCCAANTNTTACNTTGGCGTGCCCTACAAGAGGGGGGTGGTTAATAAAATGTCCGTTAGCTTGCGCCGGATGGGGTTCCCATTCCCCTACCGTTGTCAATTTACTGTTNTTCTTCAGTGTTGTTCCGTGCCTTGGTCAGGTGTTGTCAGTTTCTGTAGCTGATCTTGTTCATGCTTTGTTCAAACCCTTAGAACAGTCCGAGGAGCTCTGGCTGATACCGTTGAAGTATGTTCAACGCGTCTGGGAATTCTTGGGGTCCATTTTCGAATTCCAGCACTTTACGCGTCCGTCTTACTGTTTCCGGTAGGTTCTTAGCCCACGAGACTCGTTCAGCGGTCCCAATTAAACTTCCACATTTAATGTCCTGTTTTTTGTGCAGATACGGAATGTCGCTCCACTCGTACACTCCCGTCTTGTCTTCCATCCATGGGTTGTTCAGTATCCACACTGAATTCCACACCACTAACATGTCCGTAGTCGTCATCCACTCATTGTTTTGGTGTACAGACCACGAGGTTCGTCCGGTTGGATACCAATCTTTTGGGACACTAGCGGAAATACCAGCGAAACCCATGCGAAGATCCCTCCGGTGGAAGAAGTACAGTGCCCACATTTGCGCATATGCCTTTGCCAAGCAAGCGCTAGCTGCGAGTGAAACCACACCTCCTTTTTGGATTCTACTCCGGCCGATCACCTCGTGCTGGTCGCGGCATGGAACGATCAAACTCCGCCCATCTTTAAGCATCAACTTGTGGAAGTGGTGCGAACAAAACTCAACCTCCTCCCAGTTTGTTGAGAACCGGGAAGGACTATCAATTCCTATGTCCTTGCGGATTTTTCCCGCAGTGTTGATGTAAGACAAGGAGTTGATGAACTTTGAGTTGTTGGTGGCCACAACAGCGTCATCTCCAGCTACCACGAGACCCGCAAAGAACTTTTCACAGTTGCGATCCAACCACNCCCAGATTTCATCTGCCGAAGCGTCAAGCATCCCATCAGCTTCTATNGCTCGCCCAACTAGCGTCTTTCCATTGGTGATAGTGTTCATTGCGTAAGTTGTCACTTGGCCAGATCCTCGCTGATCAGTTCGTACGACCACGTCGATGACGGTTCCACTGCCAAACCGCGGATGGTCACGGGGGAAAAGAGCGACGATGTGCCTATACGCATTGGCGTAGAGCGCTTTCACGAGTTTTGCGTGATACGGATCTTTGATTAGCTTTAGAACGAACCACTCCTCGTCGTCCAAGTCGCTCTGGGTGATCTTCGTATCCCAACCGGCTACGTCATCGGCGATTAGATAGGTTCCGTGTCGGGCGATCTCCTCCAGATAGTACCCGAAGTAGTTGACTCCAACGCCTCCAACCCCACATGGGAAGTTTTCTCGGGAAACCCAATGGTCCGCGTTTAGAAAACCGAGCGCTTCGAACTCAAGGTAGCGACTTCCCAGCCACATGAACCAGATAGTCCGTGATCCTTTGGCCATGCCCGCAACTGTTGGCTTCTTTTCTTTCTTCCCCATCGTGTTGTAGACGCACATTTCGCAATCTCCTCTCAGGTGTAGCTCGCGTTCACGATCAACCATGTCCCAGAATTTAGCATCGGCTAGGGCCGAGTTCACATCTTTCCACGGAATCTCGCGACTCCATGCACCTATCGACGCTTTGCTCTGGACATTGTTAGCGTAATCATGCGGGCCTAGAATTCTGGGCTTTAGTCCACGACGCTTGAACATCTTCACGAAGTACATCATGATGAGCCTGTTCAACCGGATGATCTTCTCGGGGGGTTCTGGAGTGAAGGTATCCACCTTTTCCCGGAGCACTTTTTGTTGAGCAAACGTTGACACATCAGTCATCATGAAGGCTGTTGTTTTGTGATGTTCGTCCCAGGGCCACATAGTTCTCTTCACCATGGGATTCACCGTCTGTCCTCCNGGATTTCTTGCATCCGTCACATAGGATCCGTAATACTTGAAGCTGTGATAGGGGTTGTTTTCATCTACGAACCACGTCTTTAAGTTCTCGTCTTTTATCCGGTTGATGCGGCGTTGCACGGCTCGTTCATTGATGTTCTTGATCTTTGAGGTCGGGTCCTTTCGAGTTCCTTGCTTGAGGGTTGGTGGTTCGAGCTGATACGGTTTGTCATCCATCTTGAATCGGCGGGAAAGAGTTGCGACAGTTGCNTACACATTTCCGGCGATGTTGGTGCGGTGACCTGAAACGTAGTACATTTCCGCTGTTGAGTTCCTGCTGAGTGTGAGGCGGACAACTCTTCCATTGTACTTGTGTTGCAAGCCTTCTAACTTTCTCAGCACTTCCGTGTGGTAAGGAGCTAGCACCTTACAAGCAAACACCGCCTGTGGGTTCTGCTCAAGCCACATCTCAAACATGTTGAGAACTTTTAGAGTGCGAGATCGTTCGACTTCAGGCTTCGCATCGCTCTCCCCGATATCACAAACCACAGTGTTCACTGGTTTGGGAGGCAGATTGTACACGTTGACCCCACTCTTAAACACAGCCAGGTTATACCCAGTGGTAAGAAACTTCTGTGGGTTTTCGCGCTCCGCTCCTCCCAACGTAAACGCTTCAACTCTCGTGACTCGTGGATCTGCAACCATGCGTTGTGTCCATCCTCCGCGTCCACAACCAAGGTCAACAGCTACGCCATTTGGTGTGATGCCGTGCTTCTCGATTAGCTCAGTCATTTTCAGACCTCCACGAGACACGTAGTCTCCGCGTTCCGTTTCGTTGACTCCTCTCGTTTTGTAGGTCTTGAATTCTTCCAGCGTGAGGCTATTCAGTGTTCGCTTCCAACGAAAACCGGCACCACCGGTGTCAGTTTTGTAACTAGCTCGTTGGCCCCCTCGCTTTTCCAGCACAATCATGTTGCAGAGCACACGAACGACAAAACATCCTACGTACAACGTTGAAAATTGTGCTTGGACAACACCGACTAACAACAAGATGTGTCCCAATTCAAAGTGCTCGTGCCATCTCGCTCCGGGATGGAGCCACTCAGAGAGTGAGTGTGCTGTGACCAAAACGGCTGTAATCGTTGACTCTAAGTTTAGAGACAGATAAGCCCACAGGCACGCACTTCCCGCCATCAGCCCAGCGAAGAGCCATCGCCTTTTGTCCGCTGAATCGCGGATTAGGATTGGATCCGCGTCACGTTTTTGGCGTTCAGCTGCTATCCCTTGTAAGATCTTCCCGCCCAACTGGTACCAGTGTTCTTGCCAGAAAAGGCTGACGATGAAGAATGCCGCCAAACTTCCGGTTACTTTCGCCACGTTCGATGTTCCGTACACAACAGCTGGGAGAGCTGGGAGAAACGCGTAGTACGGGAGGCCTGATATGGCGACTCCACCCACTGCGTGCGCTTTGAGATCCGCGATGTAATCCCCAACTTTCCTGTTTTCTCGCAACATAAGGTAGATCTGGTTGCTTGACACGACGATGAAGTAGGTAACTAGCAGAAACTCGAAACACCACGTTTCCTGGCGCCACGAGGCGGCTTCGTAAGCAGGTTGCGGTAACGCGCCACCCGTTGTTAGAGAGAGCACCGAGACGATGTCCGCTTTGATGCGTGGGAACATCTCATTCTCCCAGGCAATTAGCGTGCATACCCCCAGCGCCGTCGCGACGATCCATTTGCTGATGCTCAACACCTCTGTGCTCCGCGTCACGTTGTTGCCGATTACCGTGCGGATGGTAGCGAACGCCGCCCACACAGCAAACAACATTCCGAAAGGGATGCCGAAGTACAGTGCTGTTCCCATGTATATGGGATCCAGCTTGCTGGTTCCAGGAGCTTGATCGAACAGGTCAGCAGTGCTTCGTTTCTTGCCTCGACGGCAGAAGAGCGAACAGCAGCAAACCAGAGCGGTCGCGAGTCCGAACCCAATAGCGAAGGCGAAGTAAACTGTTAGCATCTTCTCCACTTTCACGGCGGGAACAGAATCCTCTCCAACCCGGAATGCAACGTAAGCACTTTCTAGCACTTCATGAAACTTGGCTGACGCTGCCCCGCTCGCGAAGTAGTGGTAAATCGCTTTTNNNNANTCTGCCACTGTGATTAGGCTACGTGTGTTCATGAGCTTGGCCAGTGTTGCTTGTTTGGTTGCGGTGGGTTCGTCCTCAAAACGGTTGTCAACATACTTGGGCTTATATACCTGATTTCCTTGCCGTAGGTTCACGCGGAATCCACCATCAACGGTTCCCTTGAACAGTATGTCGTCGAGGTTGTCGCGATGGTACGCCCAATTCCACGCAAGCCAAACTGGAACCGCGGTGTTGTCTAGCATGGAGAAGAACATCTTTTGTTGGTCTTCTTGCAGCTTGAAGGTACCAGGCGTTTGGAAATATTCACTTTCCTCAGGCATAGCTCGGCAGTCGATTTGGTCCAAAATCATTTGGGCTTCTCTCCAGCAGACCCAGTCAGCTTCTTTTGAGTCGATGGTGGCCCGGGTCGGGTAAACGTATTTCCCCGGCCGTCGACGTCCAGTTCTTCCTCGGCGTTGCGTTTGTGAAGATATGGGTGCCCCAACGAGTTTTAGCTCCACTAAATTTTCTGTGAGGTACAGTGGTTTTATCGTGAGACAGTTGTCGATCACGACGTCAACGTTGTAATTTGCTCCCATCTCACTGATGTCAGTTGTTAGAATGACCCTCACGTCCTCGTCTAGAACTTTAGCTGCGTCCTGCTCGAAGGAATCTCGATGAATCGAAACGCTGTTAGGGATCAGGGTTTTGAGGCGGTCACATTCCTTTTTCGTTGGGAGGAACACAACAGTGCGTCCTTCACCTTGTTGGTTGATAAATTCCTCCGTCATTCTCTTTGCCGGAAAATCAACGGCAACGTCTTCAATGTGCCAATTGGATCCTCGAGCCGGTGCGCGTCCTGGGATGGTGGCACTCATGTACACGATTCGGATTGAGCGCTCATGAAACTTCTCCATGATTCCACGAGCGGCTATGGACATTGGGTCCAAGAAATGACATTCGTCCATGATGATAGTTCCGTACTTGATGCTCCTCTCGCCGCAGGTGTACATGTGCTTCGTGAACGTGGCGTGACACGCCACTGTGACCACAGTGATTCGTCCTGGTATTGATTCGCCGACTCGCACTCCTGGAACTTGGTCTCGGATCGCGGCGATGATCTCGTTCTTCACAACACGTGTTGGTGCTAAGACGAGGACTCGTTTAGATTCGTCTCGTGCCTTCTCAACTTCTTGCACAATGACTCGACGGGTTTTTCCCTTACCAGGGTGCCAATCAATGAAGATCCTAGATTCTCCTGCGAGAGCCTGCGGAGGCTCCTGCTTTTCCTCAACGACATCTGTCGTGATCAATGAGTAGTATTGCTGGTTGTAATAAAACCCATACCCATATAATCCAACAACAGACCCCGAATCGGAAAAAATTGGCGATCCAGATGATCCAAATCCAAAATCTTTTGGGATGATTGGCACCTTCTCGTTGTCCACTTCCAAATCAACCCGTTCGAATGTGTAGATTTCGACGGTGTCGTTCGGGAGACATGCTTTCACGGTGTACGTGGTCGAGTCAGTGAGTCCAATGTTCCACGCTCCTCCGTAGCAAATGGTGTCACGGTAAACTGAGCCACCAGAGGCGTGAACATACCTTCCTCTCCATTTGATGGGGTCTCCATGGGTGATGTGGTGTAGCGTGTGGAACACGTTCCCTTGCGCGTATCCTGACCCGATGATCTTCGATCCGAATCGGGTGTTGTTGTAGATGTAATACTGTCCTTGTGGCAGATAGTCAAATTCAGGGTGTGTTGTGAGTTGTTCTTCATCCTTTGTTGAATCCATAGGGAAGAAATCTGTCGTTCGCAAATTCCACCGAAAAACGGATTTAAGGATTTGCGGAAGGGTTACTCGGGTGCCACTTAGGATGTACCATATGGACAACACCAGCGCCAGTACCCAGTTCACAACAGACATCCCAATCAATCCAGCCAAAACCCACATGTTCAGCGAGATGTCGTCGGTGTCGGTGACTCCGTGCAGCTTTACTCCATCAATTCCTCGAGTAGCTTCCAAATGCTCCGGTANATCAAAGTGGTTAACGGCAACGGGTTCGCAGGTCTCGCCACTTATTGCGCGCAACTCGAGCGAGCGACCGGATGTGGCGCTTGTAAAAAAGTACCACAGGCAAATCACTACAACAAGAGAAACACCCAATCGTGGCTGTCCTGCTTGCTCAAATCCCCAGACTACGATGATGATCAGGATGCAAACGAGGGCGCTCCAGCGCCAATTGCTCAAGTTCGACAAGCCATCGGCGAATGACCTCGTCAGTCTCTTGTAAGAGCGCTCTAGCATCCATCCTCGTCGCCCGATCTGCTTCCACGATTCGAAGGTCTCCTCGGGGGCTTGGCGTCTCAGCCAACGCGTATAGCGAGCCCCACATGTGCACAACTCTTTGAAGAACAGGATCAGCAATTCGAGGAGATCCCGGAGTGACGTGGCACCTCGCAATCCAGAGTGCCAATTTTTCGCTACAGAGTTGTAGCGTGCGTATCCCAATAGGCACACTAGCAGGAGTGAGGACAACATCGCCAAAGTGAGCGCGGTCTTCCAGGACAGCGCGAGCAACACACANGATATTACCAAATCGTGCACCCCGAAGCGAATGCCTGATCNCAGGATGATCGCGATGGTGGTTGCCATCAATGCTAGCTCCAAATGCTCCCCCAGCGAATCCATCATCCGGTGTATTTTCGCGTGCGCCCACTGCATTACCAGGATCAAAACCTTCGTCGGCAGCGTCGTCGGAATACGTCTGCGCCAAAGCATAGCAATGTAGAAGAAACTTCCAGAACCATTTAGCACGGCGACCCAGAGATGAACCATCCATTGGGTGTAAACTGAGTGCCCAGCGACAGCCTGCGATAAAACAAGCCACGCCCAGGTACGGTAAGAAGTTGCTGTCGGCCATCCAGTGATTGCAAAGCTCAGGAACGTAAGGATCGTTCGCATCTTCCACTTCCCACGTGATTTTGCTGTTAGTGCTGTGAACACTATCGACAGCATTAGCGTCCTCCCAATCTCGTCGCACATACCATGGTGGCCGAGCCCACGATCCGTGATTGGCAGGGGTGGTACGGCATTGGCGGCAGATGGTGGCGCATAAGTGGAAGTTTGTTTTCCGAGTTCAATCAGGTTCTCGTTGATCTGGTCAGATTTTACTTCTTCGATGTGCTCTTCCTCTACCTTTTGCTCTCCTCCAGCTCCGGTGTAAGCTCGGATTTCCATCGGATAGTAGAACTCCTCTGCCACTTTGAAGTACAAAATCTTTACTTCCTTATGGGCGCACCAGTTTGGAAATGCTTTCGCATCTACCTTAGTGGCTTCCCCGCGTCCTTGGCAGTGATTTGTGATCTTGACGGTGGTCCCAGGAACTTCACCCCACACAAGTTCAATCGGGTACTTGTGCCAGGGGAATCCAGTTTGCGTGTGATATCCTGGGATGTGGTTGGCTGCTGAGATTGGCGCTCCCCAGACCGGTGGGACAAATAGAGTGTTGTCCGTTGGAATGGTCGGCTCAGCTGTGAATCTCATTGGCCAGATGCATCGGTGTGACTGGGTCATTGACAATTCTCGGATGGAATACGTTTCGTTGTGAATGCTGCGCATCCAGAAACTTCCATCAGTGTAGATTGTTTCGTTGTTCTTAACAACCAGTCCTGCCATGTACATCGGACACGTCTTCTTGGTGGTGGCAGTGATAGCGACCCCTAGTGAAGACCCGTACAGCCGTCGTCTGAATCCGGTGAAATCATACTGGAACGCTACAGCTTTTGAACACAGCCCAGTGGCGTTTGCTCCACTAGTGATAACTCTGATCACCTTGTCAGTCACGTTCTCGTTTTTCACAAGTATGGAAGGGTCCACCTCACCAGCTTGCTCCATGATCGAGAGTTGCGCTTCGACGTCACCAATCCTAATTCGCGTGATGTTCTTGGCCACATGTGGAAAGTAGCGATCATTCGCTAGGGAATAGTTCCCCTTGACTTCGTCATGTTGATACACGTACGCTTCCACGGCTGATTTAGCCGCAGCGCACTGCAACACGTCCTCGCAAACGATGCACACTTTGTTGTGGCTTTTGAATTGCTCCTTGACGTATCCTTCGAATATGCCGTAGTTGTCGATCTCGACGGACTCATCAGCACTTGGCCATGACCACAATGATCTCCACACGAACAATCCTTCGCCACATGAGAAGGTTTTCCGTTGTGTGTCAATTCCGCAGCCATAGTCAGCCTTGACAGAGCCGAAGTACAATACCACGACAACCACGAAGATTGCTCGCTTGTCCAAGAAACATATGCAGCCGATTATCAAGATTAGTGCTTCAAGCCACCACCGGCCCCAAGCAAAATTGCTTAGGCCCGTTAGGTCAAGAAGCGTGTGCTTGATTCCATCAACTCCGTACTTCGTGTAACGTTGGGTTGCATGCACGGAGGTGTCCCAGAAAGACATGATGATCGATTGTCTGCATTTCACGGTGAANTGTTTCTTTCCNGCCGTGATNTTGGCTTGTGATTCGAAACAAGTCATCCCAATGGACGAGTTGCTNGTTCCTTTGCCGAAGAACGCTTTTGAGGCCGGAAAACTAGCAGCACTCGACTCAACAGCTACAATACAATCGTAGCTGGTAGCGTTGCTTAGCATGATGATTAGTCGCCCGCTTCGGCCAATTTGGTCCTGATGGAATTTCACGTTTGCGATTCCAGAACAGTCCTGCCCACTTCCAGACACGAGGCTGCTAACAACCACATCACAAGACATGGTCATGCCTTGGTGAATTCCACGTGTGATGTCGATTCCAGTTTCCCATGAGATTGTCGGTTCGATGATGCTGCGCACCAGTACTTCATTCGGCAGCACTTGACCCCACAACACGGCTGATTGTCCTCCTTGCATCTCAACTCCCACGCTGTACATGCCACTCCATACGTCAATCACTCCTTTCGGAAATAGCGCACGTGTGTCGTCCTTTTCGAGGACATAAGTGTCTGCGATGAGAGTCATGCCCAATGAGCATGAGATGGTTAAGTAGCCCAAGTTGCCAAATGTGAGGCTGTGTTGTGTCGATGGGGACAGTGTCGCATTGATCGATTCTGAATGGAACCGTCCGGTGATGTTAGTTCGAACGTGTCTTTCAGCGAAGCTGTAAACGTTGGTGTCCGTGTTGCATGAGATTTCGACACAGGTTGCCACAATTCCAAGACCGAACTCCAAACATTTGGAGCTCCATCCACGTTGCACGTTCCGTTCGACGCAAACTCTTCCTGGTTTGCTGAGTTTGTCCATGTCAATATCGCACCCCATGGGACAGCAGTCCGTTGAATACGTCGCATTTACTTGGCAATCGTTGTGCAGTGTCTTGATGTACTGCCCGTTGCTAATTGTGAACGCGCTTGTTGACAATCCGATAAGCCCAGCTTTTGTCATGATCGTCGTCTCTTCTCCTGGGTACAGCTGCACTTTAATTAGTGAGGTCTCCTTTCCGTCGATGGTCAAAAATGGTTCTGCGTGCTCGGCGATAACTGCACTCCAACAACCCATGAGTAGAACGGCTACGATCCAAGCTGGCCACTTCATGAACACTCCGACACACACGATAAAAATCATTACCGTGAACGTGTGTGCTTTGAGCCACTGAGATGCAGCTGCCTCGAAGTCATGTAAATTTGAGCGCACATCGTCCCGAACGGTTTCTGTAACCTTTTCTCGACGAGTTCTTGTTTTTGGCACACAACGACGATAGCGAACGCGAAATTCGAATCGTGTTGATGCACAGTCAATTCCGTCGATGGTCTTCAAGTCGTCTGTCTTGACGCACTTTTTCTCGACCAGCATTCCGCGTTGACACATGTCGGTGGGCAGCTTGAAGCTGTGTATGTCCGACGTGTAATTGTACTGTGGTCCGATTAGGTTTGGTCCCCAGCGTGTTTGCGTGTAGTCCAGTGTGAAAGCAGTGACGGTCGCGATAAACAATGTCATCACGGCCATTCCGCCTACTCCTCCACGTGTCTTTCTTCGAGCCTCNAGGNGNCTGACACGTTTCTCNATGCCTCGCATACGACGCAACANNNNANAGNTGNGNNTCGACGTCACCAATCCTAATTCGCGTGATGTTCTTGGCCACATGTGGAAAGTAGCGATCATNCGCTAGGGAATACATGGCAGTGCCTTTCTTTCCTCCTCCTCCCAGGCTCATGGCCTTTTTGTTTGCTCCATCTTTTGTCATGATGTCGCTTTTATCTCGAGCTTGCGCTATAGAACGCCTTCGATAAACTGATTCGAAAACAGCG